GCAGAGGTTAAGTTACCAAGTCCGGCTGCTTCAGTGCCGACGCCTGTAATAACACCCGAACCAATAGTAGTATCCAATTCAACAACTGCAGCTGTAAGATCAGTAGCTACAATGTTAGTACCAGTAGTTAATGTTGCACCACTAGTTCCTACGTCACCAATGTCAGTTCTTAATTCATCAACTGCTGCGGTTAGATCAGTAGCTGTTAATCCAGTTAATCCACTGCCAACATTACCTACTTCAGCGTGAAGCTGATTAAGAGCTCCACTAACAGTATTAGCAGTATCGCCAGAATCAATTCCTGAGATATCTTCGTCACCAATTTCACCGTGCAATTGGTTTAGTGCTCCATATATTGTGTTGCTAGTATCACCAACATCGATAGCTGAGATATCTTCTTCACCGATTTGCTCTTCAATCTCTCTAATTGCATCACCTACATTATTTGCGGTGGTTAACATATGGCCCGATGAAATATTTCCTAGTTCAGTATCATGTTCATTAATTGCAGTAGTGATATCGTTGGCCGTAGTAGTAAGAGTAGCAGATACCAAAGCATTACTAGATTGCATTGTAGCAGATCTAAGTGCAGTATCAAGTTCATTAATACCACCAGCAAATCCTTCGGTCGACTCAGTAGTTACAGTATAATTGGTAGCAGAACTATCACCACGTGATGCAGCTTCTAGTTCATTAACACCACCAATAAGCCCAGAGGCAGAATCAGTAGCTAATGTATAATCTGCGCTAGTGCCACGAACTGCATCTTCTAGCTCGTTAATAGAAAGTGTAACATCCGCAGCGTCTGTAGTTAAATCTTCAATTTTACCGACATCGGTTTGAAGTTCATTTACTACAGTTATTAAATCTCTGGCTGATATTGTAACATTAAGCCCAGCAGATAAACCACTATTAAATTCAATAAATTGGCCTCTAGTGCTTGTTCCATAAGGCTCTAGATCGACATCAAAATAGCTTTGAGCTAAATTAGAACCACTTGCTAATCCAACTAGTTTAACGCCGTTAGCTTTATTAAACGTGCCACTAGTTGTTTTTAGGTATATGTAATTGTCATTTGCGTGATAAATGGTTCCAACAAATGTAGTCGAGGCATGTGCAGCCACTTCTGCTTCGGTCGCGCTAACTGATTGCTGGTTGCCTTGATAAACTACAGTTCCTTCGGTTAGAGGAACAACCTTAGCTGTAGGTGATCCAGTTAACGTGATTCTACTTGACACGTTAGGTATATGATAACCAGTTGCACTTAAATCATTTAAATGAGTAGTAATTGTAGAGCCATCGGTGCTTTTTACAACAATAGATCCAGATCTATATGATTCTGTAACTTGGCGAATAACATTAGAGGCGCTTACAACTTCACTGCCAGATATCTTCAATGCTTCAGTTGAATCGAATGTCCCAGTACTATTAGTTACTAAAATCTTAGGCTTATTATCAACCGTAACAGCGGAAACAATACTTGCATTAAATCCCCCATCTTGGGTTATTGTTGAGTTAGCGACAAGACTTGTAATACTTGTACCATCAGCAAGAATGATATAACCACTAGTATTGTCTAACTTTGTATCTGGAAGAATTTCAAAATCTAATGTCTGAGCAGTAGCTGGAGTATTATCATTACCGGTAATGATATTTTGATTTGTCCCACTAACGCTATTGTAAGTATATAATCTATTAGATAATCTTTCATCTAATAAATCATTACCACCAACATCAAACGAAATCTCATTCGTCTTATGTCTCCATTCTTCAAATGTATTAGTTTTTGAAATTTTTGTTTCATTGGCCATTAGTTACCACCTAATTTTTTTAGTAATGCTTTTATTTCAGCTAGTTCGGATTTTATTTCGGCAATTTCGTCAACGCCTTTTTTTCTTGCTTGTTTTTGCTTAAGTCGCTGCTTATATGCTGTTTCACTATTATTTATAATAGCACTAGACGACCGATCACGCTCTAAATTCAAATTATCTTCTACTTTTATTCTTTTCATTATAGTGTTGCAATTGCTCTAAAGTCCTTTACGGTTGGAACATTAGAACTATTTTGAGATCTTAAGACAATCTTAATAATAAATTTACTGAATGTTATTGGAGTTGCTAATTGACCGAAGTCTTTTACGTAATGAACTTCACTATAAACTCCGTTATCGTTAATTGGAATTGCACTTTCTGGTTCAAGTAAAGTCCAGTCTTCGTCGCCAATTACAGCATCGTCTTGACCAACCTTATAGAATACATCGATATTACTATGATTTGGTCTATTTGCATTAAGATATATATCTATCTCTTCTGCAGATGAATCTAATTCCACGGTTTTAGTAATATACTTAGCATCATTAGTAGTGTTAGTACTCTTAGTATCGGCTACGTGATAAGTGCCATAGTTAGATGATAATGTTGTTGCATCGTTTATTCTATTACTTACAGTAATTAGTGATGTTCTATTAAGATCTAATACAGGACTTACATTTTCATTTTCAGTTTTAAATGTGCATACTAATTGGAATGATTCACTGCCAATGTTAGCAAAGGTTTGATTTCTATCAGATGCTACAAGCATTGGCTGCTCCATTACCATATTCTTATTTGCTAAAATTGGCTTATAGTCTGTACCAGCTGGAAGTATAGTATATGCACTATCTAAAGTTACATTATTACTATCTTGTGATCGAGCAGTGGCTCCTTTCATTTTATAAGAAATAGTAGAGTCTTTAAATTCAATAGTTGAACTGCTTAATTTTAGAATATTATATGGTCTATTTGAAGAAGCTTTTATGTTTGCACCACCTCCAGCTAAACCTACAGTACCAGCCGTAATTTGAGCCGTGGATCCAGACGCACCAACTATAATTTCATAACTATCTAGTGTTTGACTTCCGCCAACAACGTTATGGTTTCCATTTATTCTAGCAGCTACGACACCATTCACCGTTCCAGCTACACCAGAAATACTAACACTGTGTATCGCTTGGCCGATGGATGCCTCTACTCCATACATTCCATGGTTAGGATGGCTAACTCGTATTCTTGTGCTATTTCCATCGACGTTTCCTAAGAATGTAAACGGATTATTAGGCAAAGCATCTAATGGCAATTTGTCATTGACTAAATTCATAGTACATGCACTAGTGCTAAACGAAGCTCTCTTTAGCTTAAATTTAAGATCTTTATTTTGCTCTGGCGACCAGGTCGAAGCGTTAGCCGAGGTGAAAAACACTCCATTAAATGGTTGCTTAGTAATTCTAAAACTAGTATCTGTTAAGTCAAATTTACTGGTTTCGGCAACAAATACTTTATATTTGTCTGAGTTAGAAATACAAACAATTGCATATTCCTTACCTTGTTTCAGGTGAATTGGAAAATCCCAATTTATCTCAGTAGCATTACTAGCATCAGCCACATCATAATTTGATGTTGTAAACGCAGTGCCTGAAACAATATCAGATGGATATACAATTTTTTCTGCTCCTGGTATTACTATTTGAGTTGGTATACCATTTTGAACCTCTCTGATCGAGACTGTAACTGGAATGGATGGGTCAATTTTATTAAAGAATAATTCAACACCAGTTGTAAAAATTCCGCCATCAGTATCAACCACAAATGACTCTGCAATAGGGTCATAGTACTTAACCAGTTCGTGAGATACATCGGTTCTATTGCTTGTAATTGTTCTGCTTTTGCGTAGTTCTTTGTGAACAATACGAGGAACTTTAGTGTTAATGATAGTTCTTTGTCTAGTTTCTAATAAACCTTGAGCATAATAATTTTCAATAACCGAAGTTGTTTCATCTTCTAAAGCGCCGGTGTTATTAGTAGATGAGTCAGTAAGCTTTAACGTTTTAGTACCCGTTTTAAATCTAAACGTAGAATTATTTGGAATAATAAGTGAACCAATCAATCGCCCTGAAGCGTCAGTGGTTAGTACACCACCTCCAGTTCCTGAAGTGGCGTTGTTATGCGATGTAGCACCTTTATATGTTACAGAAGCATTGCCATTAACAATAGAGCTAAATTCCACAAAGTCTGAATCTGCGTGCGCCGCACCAGCCATTTCTTGCTTACAGTAAGATGTTACGTCAGCACCATCAAAGAATGCATACATTTTAGTATTAGGTTTTAATAATTGTGCATCAAAGTATACTTTACGCGATCTCATAAATGGTATATAGCTAGTCTCAACTGTAAAGTTACCAATAACTTTTGATTGAGTTGAAGATTCTATAGAAGCTTGAGTACCAGACCGAGTTTGAGTTGAAGTGGTTTTTATTGCAGTGATATTAGTTGTAACGTCTGCAAACCACTTATCTTGTGAATTGGTTGTTCCAGTTTGTCGCTCGACCCTGGCTTCGTTATCCCCTACTCGCATATCAATTGTATCAGTATACGAAGTCTCGCTTAGTATTTCTTCACCGGTCCAATTTGTTTCCCATTCATTCCAAACAGTATTTAAAATACCTTCAGCGTTAGCCATAGCAACAAATTGATCATACTGACTATTATCATTAACAATAACATCAGGTCGCTGATCTACTTCCTTCCATTCATCAGATTCTGGTGAAAGCTTCATTGTTCCATCCCACGCAATTACATTGTATGGATTAACAAATTCAGCATAAGATGCATAAGGTTGATCTATTTCAGTTCTAATTGTATATGGAAGAGTTACAATACCACCAGAGACTGAAGTAGTACATTTATTCGAATTTTTATCAGCTGCAGCCCTTGCAACATTCGTGGAACTTGAACTAGAATCACTGGTTTTTCTAATTATATTTACAGATTTAGTATCGTGCTTTGGTCGCAGTATTCCATTTTTAGAATCAATTGATACTGAATACTCTGGGTTAGATGGATTACCAACATTGTGGCCAAAGAATCCATCTACAATAAATCCGTTTTTAAATCTTACGTCACCTATGCTATCACTAATATCAGCCTGTGCTGCTGACTTTTCAAGCAAAGAAAGCGAAGTATAATATTCTAAATTCTTAACTCTCTTATCTATTTTTGCTATATCGCGCATTGTGTATCGTCTATTATCTATTGGGATAACAATTACGTCTTGTACGCCGAATACATAAGGATTGAGAATGAACGTATATAAATGAATAGCATCTTCGATGCCTTCAGGTGCTACAGGTTTTCTATCTGCTATACCTTTAATAACTACAAATTCGCCTCGTTTATTTAAGAATAGCTTATCAATTCTTCCTTTATAATACTCTAACCTTAATTCAATAGAACCTTCAGATGGACAAATACCGCTAGTAAAGGTAACCGCGCCGCCAGTACCAGTTGTAACAAAAGAATCATTGTCAATCTTTTTCGTCGGCCTAAAATCAATAGCATCTCTGAGAGATGTGCCCTTATAGTTTGGAATTAAATCATAGACAGTCGATAGGCCTGTGGTTCCAGGTATATATGAATCTACAGAGAAGTAATCGCCTGATCCACCGTGTTGAAAATGATCAAAGGTTATAGTGTAAGTTCCATTAGGTAATATAGCACCTTGCTTAACAACAACCTTACCAGTATCATAAAAATTATCTCTTTGGCCACCATCTAAAATAAACGAATCAGTAAAATCTTCAGCTGGAGATATAGCAGTACCGCCGCTGTTTGCTGTTCTCTGAACACTGTGTAAGTTAACAGCGTCATGTGCGCTTAAGGTATAAGATGAAGCTATGCTACCGCCAGAAATTGAAAACGTTTTAGTTGCATTTAGTGTATAAGTTTTTGTTTTAGCAGCCGTATTAGTTTTTCTAGTAGTAAACATAACTACCAATTGTTGACCATTAAGTGATGCGTCAAGATTCTGTAAGGCCATTGATGAATCACCAACGCTTACAGTGCCAGCAAAATTGCCAGCGCCTAACGCATGAACTCTTCTAGGATATCCAGATGTGTCAGCATCACCAGAATATACTAAAACATCATTTTTATTAGCTAAAGGAGTTCCAAGTGCTACCGTTACGGCACCACCAGTTACACTAGCTGAAGATACAACCTCTACTCTGAAGTCAGCATCAACAGTATGAGAAGATCCATCTTTAAGAGTACTAATTGCATTAGCTGGAAGTTTATAGACTAATGAGTTATTAGCAGCTTGGAATACTTTACCTGGGGTGCTCAATTTAGCATTAAAAGTGTCATTAGTGTTTGAATCTTCCTGTTTAACAGCCTTAACCGCACCAAACGACTCTGAGGTCATTTTGATATCAAAGATAAATAATCTATAAACATCCTTTACGCTATCATATCTCATATCTCTAACACGTGCGGTACCAATTTGAGTACCAGCACCTGCTCCAGAAGCACCTGCAGTCGCATCATTCCAGAGCTCAAGTGTTGAAAGATCTGTAATATCTGGTACGCCTTCGGTTTCAGCTTTTACTAATTCGATAAAGTTACCATATCCAACCGATTGAATAGTTTCTGCAACAACTTCGGTGTCATTAGCTCGAGGTTTATCTAATCTAACTTCCCCGTTTTTAGCAGTTTGGATTCTGTGGCCTTCGACATACGCAACACCTTGCTCGATGCCTACGAATATTTTATCGGTATCGCCGGTAGCAGAATGGCCAAAGTTACCATTTTCGTTTTTATCTTCTTTAATATCTAAAACAAACGGATCAACTGTGTAGTTACCAGATTCTTCTTCCGTTCTTTCAGCTAAAAGTTTATTTAACTCAGTATCAACATTAGCTTCAACATTAGAAAATGATATGCCATTCTTTACTGTAAGAAGATGAATATAGTTGTCGACACCGATAAGTGCATTAGCTCTCGCTATAATCCCGGCCGGATCATCATCAGTAACAGCTTGCTTAATTAAGGTTGTATCAATAACATAGCGATCGGCGCCAGGCGCTGAAGCATTAGTGCTGCCGCTTGCATTATCTAATAACCCAGTATGGCCAGTGGTGCTTGAGTTAACTACGCTTTCAGAAATTTGAAGTCCAACAATATAGTTGGCTAAATTAGTATACTTTTCTAAAATTAGTGAAGCTGCTGGGATGTGAACAAAATTTCCACTAATAAAGTATACACCTTCACTTATAGAAACTTGAGATCCAACACCAACCGCATTATCTGCATTAGCAATAGTACTACCAGCACCACCGCCTATTGTAGCGCTTTTGGTTATAGTAGAACCACCTACAATCACTGGACCCGAAATACTTTCTCCAGCAACCAATTTAGAAATATTTCTATTTGCACCACCTGAAGATGTATATTGAAGATATAGTGTAATTGGATCCGTGTCAGTTGCAGCTTCAACATGAATAACAGTAGCTGTAACTTGGTTAGTTGCATTAGCAGAACCAGTTATAACTGATCCTAGAAATAACTCAGGATTAGTAACGGCGCTACCGCTATGCTGAGGTTCAATCTTAATGTAATCCAAATCGACGTTTAATGTTGGATGACCATTAATTACTCGTTGGCCGTCAGAGAATGCAAATTGTCCAAGTTTATCAATTTGAGCTTGCAGCGCGGTTTGTAATTGTGTAAGCTCTCTGGCCTGGACTGCAAATCCAGGCTTAAACAATATCCGTTGATAATTTTTAGTTTCATCAAAATCATCAAAGGTATAATCGGAAAAACTATTTTTTACATTGGTGATAGCCATTTAATATTCTCTCTTTTAAAATTCAATAATACATTTAATATCTTCAATCTGTGTGGCACTTCGGTTAATAGGTTGTCTGTTTTCTAAGAATAAAACATCACCAGTACCAACGTCATACGGCCCACCTGCACTAGTGTCTGTGACTACTGCGGTCGACTGCAACGTAGCGGTGTGACTGCCGGGTGTAGAAGTAATTACTTCGCTATTTTGAAAAGTACCATAACCAGTTTTTTCGTTTTGATAAAAGTAAATTCTGTTATTAGTAGTATCAGTAAATGCTACATATGCTACGGCGCCACTAGTATTACCCTGAACTCTCATATCTGGTAAAAAGTTAGTAATAGATGTGGTCGTATGTAAATACTTTAATGTTTGTACTGTTGTAGCAGTAATAGCACTGCCGTCAATCTTCTTAGGATCTTTAATAATGCTAACTTGTCTAAAGTCGTTATCGGCTGTTACTTCGACACCAGTTAACTGAGTATTAATTGCAATAAAGAATCCACCTAGTTCAGAAACAGGATCTACGCCGTGTCCTCCGACTGGGGCAATAACAGCTCTGGCCGTTGCATTTGCACCAGGGCCGTCAGATCCAATAACAACATCTGCTACAGTATAGCCACTGCCTGGAGCATTAATTTCAATGCTAGTAATAGCACCGTTAGTAACAGTAACATCGCCGTTAGTAAATGCAGCATTTGTGCCGTCACCTGTAATTTTTGATAATGTTCCAAAATTAAAGTTATCGGCTGCAGAATAGCCACTACCGCCATTTGTAATTACTAAACGTTCAATACCTTGAACAGTGGCACTACTGGCTGAGCTTTGCTGGTTATTCCATTGGCCTGCGTCAGCTGAGTTAGAGCCAGGATCCGACACTAGAGTCTTAACTGGCATAAATGAATTCGTTAAAAACGCTTCGGAATCAGCAGCAATAATTGTGTACATATATTTCCAATAATAACCATCGCCATATCCAGTAATATCTGCAGTAGTATGGTTAGGCTGTACGGTCGATCCACTTGGTCCACCGATAACGCATTTGTATACTTTAAATTCAGATGTTAAGCAGTAAAAATCATCATTGTACAAATTAGTATTGCTAGAATCATATGCGGTAAATACTTTACCATCAGCCCAGTCAATTCTTCGAACTACATGAGAAATGTTACCGGTACCAACCTTTTTAAGTCCGATCAGATTCTGTTGAGCATTAAATGCATCGTCAATGTGATCTCCCGGGACTGACTCAACAGTATCAGAAGTATCGCTTACATTAGTTGACCAAGCATCTGCTTTACCAATACCAATGTATACATTACTAGAAGTAACATCAGCTTTAAAGTTTTCAGCATTTCTGATCCTAAATGGTGTTGTAATTATAGCGGCCATTTTAGTTTATCCTATAGTTTTCTATTTTTTGAAAAAAGAATTAATGTTATATTTATTTATGTTATTTATATTGTTTGATTCAATCGTTTGACTACCAAATTGTTGAATAGTCTGATTTAAATCGAATTTTTTACTAGTTGTATAGTACGCATCACCCTTACGACCGTAATAGCTATTGTCGTAAATTATACTTGATCCGTCATCGATGTGATTTAAAGATAATATCAGCTTAATCGTTTCGTCAACTACGCGTTCTTCTGCTTGCATGTCTGACGCTATTCTAACATCAGGATTACGAACATATCCATGCCCGTGGCTAATTATATGCACACTTGCTATTTCAGAAGGTTGCATATAAGCTTCGCCTTGAGCAGTGCCAACGATAGTTACAATAGGTTTAAACCTATATCCACTGCCCGAGTGTGCTATCTTTAAGCCATCTATTTGTCCAAGATTATTTATTATCGCTGTCGCTTGGGGGTAATCTTTCTTAATAATAACTTTAACATCGTCAATATATACGATGCCATTAGAACCATCCCCTTGAAAAGCAATATAATCTTCGTTAGTAATCGCCTCAGCAGAAATGCTATACTCAAATTCAAAGTCTTGCCATTCCGTGGTTGGTGTAAACGGTTTCCAATTAGAATTACCGTGTTGACTAGTCGAATACGCGGCTTTTACTTGAGTAGCTCCGCCACTTGATGGAACCTTGGCCCTAAATTTTAGTTTAATTACATTCCCTTGAGTAATGTGTATATTATCTGGATACCACTTAGATAATAAATTAACTGCTCCACCGGCACTACCAGACGCATTAGTGTCTTGGCCATTATCAGTTTGAACTTTTAAAACTTTATTGGTATTATCATCTGGATCGTCTTCAATAGAGATAGTATGCGTAGCTGATTCGCCATTGCCTGGAGGAACATTTCTCCAGCTATCGTAATTTGATGTAGAAACTGAAGCATTTGTAAAATCATCAGAGAATAACGGAGGAGCAGTATAATATACATGTGGATCAGTAAAGGTTACACCAGGGCTAGAAGTATATCCACTTCCTCTATCCGTAACCTTTATATGCTCGACACCAGTAGGTTGTAACTTAAACTCAGCAGAAGCTTGAACATTAGTTGCTAATGGAAGATCATCAGCATCCTTTGCTTGAGGTGGTTCGATGTATATGGCAGGCTTTTGTCTAAACTTTTTGCCATATAGTCGATTCATATTAATATGTGATAATTGCGTAAGGGTATTACCATCACTGTCAATTGGATTAGCTATGGATATACCAATCGCACTGGTATATCCAGCACCACCGTTATTAATAGTAATTGACTCAATCTTACCATTGGAATCAATTACTGATGTTACGTTAGCAGGCGTTGTATTAGTACCAGTAACTGTAATACTGCCGGCCGCAGTTGATGGTGCAGTTGTATAACCTGAACCACTTTGAATAATATCAAAAGAAGTAATTGTACCATTGCTATCAAGTATTGGAGATGCTGACGCGGCCGCAAAGTTGAAAGCTTCTGGTTTAGGACCATACAGTCTAGCAATTGCTTTAACTAGCAATGGGATGTCTTCAATTCCAATGATGCCAGGTTGGATTCCTGGCATTGAAGATAATGTAAATCTTTTTTCATCTTTATCATTACCATATGCAGGAATAGTTTGTATTACTGGTAAACCAGTTTGAGGATCTTTAGTTTGTCGAGTAACAATTTTTGTATTATCGCCAAAGGATAATTCATTAGCTCGTATATTTTCTAATAGAATTAAAATTTCACCGAAGAATATAAATCCAGCTGGATGAACTAGCCTATTAAATACATTTTCCCAATCTTCTAGGTTTTTACCAGTTTTAATTAGATAAGAATATTTTTGATAGCGATAACTATCGTGCAATCTAATTTTCTTTTCAGAAAGAAATCCCTTAGTACTAATAAACTGCTCAGTGTCATTGCTCCAATCACTTGTTGATGGAACTAAAGTATTGTCATACGGCTTACTAACTTCAACACTATCATTGAATAATAGTCTGAAGAATGTTTCTATAGAATCTGACGAGCCTCTAATTTTATAGAAGTCAACAATTCTTTTATAGAGGGTATTTTTATTTAGATTAACAGTAGATACACTTCTTGGTATAGCTGCAGCAATTTCTTTTTGCATCATTTCTAAATACTGATTAGTTGTATCTATTTCACTATCAGAATTTTTATCGATGTCCATAGCATCTTCAATGCTATTTAAAATATAAGAAGGCCCTGGTCCAACCCAATTGGTTATGGGTGTTGTAATATTAGCGCTTAAGCCATTGAATGCACCCAATCCATTTACTGTTAATGTTTTACCAATATCAGACTCAGATTTTTTAAGTGATCCTGGCAATTCATTACCATTGCTTATTGCTATATTATTTGCTGATATACCCACATTAATGGTTTTAGATATACCAGAAAAGCTATGATTTCCGCCACTAGCTACTGCACTAATATTAAGAATATTTCCATTTAATGTTTCAGATAATTTAATTTTACCGCCGAAGCTATACGCAATATAATAAGTTTTATGGTGCTCTAAATTACCGACAGTCTGACCACTAGTCGCATTGTATCTAACTATTGATCCTAGTGGCATACCAGCCTGCTGATCAGCAGTTAAAAGAATAGTGTTTTCTGTTGTGTTGATAATGCTTGTTGATGTACCATCAAAGGATGCGGCTTTTGGAAGAAATTCATCGAATGAAGTAATAGTTAGAGTAGAAGATCCACCAGTTTCATCTGTATAAAATTGATTATTATCATTAGATGCATCTCTAATTCTAAAAGTAGCTTTATTATCTAAAATTAGATCAGTGTGGGTTTCGTTGTCGCTGTATATGAATTCGTCTATATTCATGAACTCATAATACTTTTCTAATAATAACTTAATTCCACTCTCACCGGAATCTTGTAAAATTTCACTAGGAATTAATTGATCAATTCTTAGATCTTCTTTAGACTTTCTTTTACTAGAAGCAATTGCCTCTATATAACCAGGTGAGTTATTTTCAGCCATCTTATCTTAACCTTGAGTTAGTGGTATAATCAATAGTTCCAGAAGCACCGCCTGTAGCGATAGTATCAACCTCAGGCGTAATAGTAACATAAGTTTGATCTATATTTAATAGCTGATCGCGTTTAGGCGCAATATCCAAACTGTTTGGTGTAACCGTAATTTTAATTTCAGTATCAGCATCGATGATAAAGTTATTAATTCTAACTAAGCCAGCAGCTGGTGTAATTTTTCCAACATCGTTTAATGTTGTGATATTCTTACCATTAACTACGCGATACGCTATTACCCTTCTGTCAGTTGATCCATCAATTGGAACATCTCCAAAATAATTAGCTATACCGTTGATATTAAATGGCGTAGATTTAATTACATGCTCTGTTGATTCACCTGCTTGAAATATTGGTGATGCAAATGATAGCGTAAAATCATTTTTAGAAATATCAGTTTTAGCTGATATATTTTTAAACATATATGGTCTAACTGTGCTATTCAAAACTGATCGATCAGCACTATCAATTAATTGTAATAACTGAGAATATCTGAATACTCCATCAAATTTATTTAACTGGTTAAAGTTGTAATCAGAAATAGTATCTCGTATTATACCTTGTAATCCAGCTGAAGATCGGTCAGTAAGGTTTGGATTGTACTTAAAGAATACGTCTAATTCTAGGTTTGTAAAATTAGGATCTACAATCTCAGGTGTAATTGATACAATATTCTTACCTTTAAGTACAGAGTTAATAATAGTATCCTTTTCCTGTTGTGTTAATACCGCTTCAGTAAGAGGCTTAATACAAATATAAACACGACCAAAATCAACCGGCTCATTATCTTCCCCACCCCACGTTGAGATAGAAGCAATATTAGCAAACGATTTAAGAATAATAGCCCTATAATCGTCTGAAGTTACCGCTCTATTTTGTGCTGTAAATGTTAGAGGAGCATTAAAGCGAATAGATTCAATCGATTCACGTATAGCACCACTACCAGCAGCTGCTATAGATGTTGGAGTAGAATATGTAGCTTCTACCAATTGCTGGCCATCTGGCTTAGCTAGAGTTCCAGTAAACTGGAAAGAATCAGCACCGTTACTTTCAGGGCCATGTGTATACACATAATCAAGTGTAACAACATTGTTATTTTCTGGTTTAGCACCAATAACATTATCACCAAAATACACTTCGTATTTTTCACTAGTATTTTCTTGTATATAGTATATTTTAGAAGAAGAATCCAAGTTTAACAAAGATTCAAAACGATTATACATATCACTAGCAGCTGATTTTTCGTTAGCTTGGATTCTAACTCTAAGAGTAGATATATCAGCTTCAATATCAGGAATTTGAAATTTTTGACTTTCAATATCGTTATCAACTCTATACTGCACTGTTTTATATGTGCCTTCTGCAATTTCTACATCATTAAATACAAATTCGTTATTACTGCTTATTGTAACTGTATGCGAATCCAGTGCTATATAATCATAGGATTCACCTTGTACGGTTGTGGTAAATTTTGTACCGCGCGGTAGTGTCAATTCGGTTGGTCTTTGCTCAGCTGCAGAGGCCGTAGCATCTACCGAAATACTAATTGTAGCTCTAGGTGCTATAACTGACCTTGGAACATACCCTAGCAATTTTGCACGTGTTACTACATTACCACGAATTTGAGCAGAATCAAGGAATGCTTCATTAAGAGAATAATGAGCAGCTACAGCATTATAATGAGTATTATATGCAAGTACATCTAACAGTGTCGACAATCCGCTGCCTTCGAAGTTATAATCATTAAACTCCGACTGCTGCTTTAAAAAGTTTTTTAGATTATCTTTAATCTGATCGAAATCTAATTCTGTAACGTTTAAATTTGATGCCATATTATTTTACCTTAACCTTCTTAATACAATTTCAACCTGTGAGGCTGTGTCAAATTGCTTAATTAAAAATTTAACAGTGATTCTATATGCGTTATTATCAGCTAAATCTGTTACTTCTACAAAAAGAGTTTTTATTCTTGGTTCTTTCTTTAATACCCGCTTAATGTTATCTTCTAATGCTAATTCAGTAATAGCATCAGCCGGTTCAAAGAGTATTCCTCTTAAGTTTCCACCTAAATTTGATTGAAACGGCCGTTCAAAAAAGTTAGTCAATATTAAATTCTTTACCGAGTTTTTTAAAGCCTGATCGTCCTTTAATGGTACGATATCTTTACGGATAGGATGCAGTCTCAGCGATAAATCTAAATCACTATATCCCTTTTGACGCGCGATGCTACTAGACCTTATCGTTTTATCCGATAGTGCATAGGGTGAATGTATTTTGCCGTTGTTTACTATATTAGTCATACCTTTATTTATACCTGTTAAGTCGATGTATTAGCTATTTTAGCCTGTTGTCTTGCTACTGCTTGGGTACATGCTTCATCGAATGTTGTTACTATTCCATCATCTAAAGATTCATCGAACTTTTCTCTTACTAAATCTACAAAGGTGCCAATGTATGGTTCTGCGTCAGGGTATTTTTTTAATGTCCTGGCCTTTTTATTTTGCCATTCAGCTTCTGTATAGTCAAAATACTTTAACTCATTAAATGTTGTACCATTGCTTTCAGCTATAGACTTATGAAACTCTGGGTATATAATAGACATAATTTCAATAGCTTTTTTCTTACTACCAATTAAAGGCCCTATTTGTAAATGCATTAAATTTTTAAGTGTGCCATTAGCGAGTTTAAGAGATCGAATTAAAACACGCTTATTACCATACTCTAAATCAGACGGCGAGAGCGCTACTGGCTCTTCAGCTACAGGTGGTTCTTCAGGAACCTTAGGCTCTGTTGGTTGTTCCTTTACAGTACCATCAGCAGAAGCTTCTACGTTAGGAACTAGTGCACATATATCTGGCTTCTCAAAGCTAAATATATCGTCTAATCCTAATTGTACTAGAAGGGCATCTATATCTAAGGCTGCTCCAAACTTTGCTTTTAATTCAGCAATGGATGCAGCTTTATCAAGAGGATTAGTCAAACCAGTTAAATCACTCAACATGGATTGCAGGCTATCAACCTGTGGTAACTCAGGTTTAAAGGATTCTAAATCAGCTTTCATAGCATTTAACTTAGCTTCCATATCGCCAAGTAAATCTTTACCACCGCCAAGCAGTCCGTCTAATTCTAATTGTTTAGCCTTTAAATCATCTAAGGCTTTATTATTACCACATAAACTCATTTATATCTCCTATGTTCCACTTGTTGGCGCAGTTGTTTCTTGCGTCGCTGGACTTGGACTTGATGCTCCACCAGTACCTGGTACTTCTGTATGTGTATGAGTATGTAATGTAACGTCATTAGATGTAATATTACCTGCAGGTAGATCAATACTTCCATTAGGAGAATCTATAGTCATAGACGCTGATGCATCTATATCTAATATACCAGTAACATTTGTCGTTTGATTAGCACTGTACGTTTCAGTTACTGCACCATCAATGGTTTCTCCTAATGTACCAACCACACCGATTGTCTGATTAGCATTAACACTTAATGTATAATTACCAAGTGATGTATGACCGAATGTACCAGCATTCATTATAGTCTTATTATTTAAAACTGTTGTGGCCATATTATTTGTAACAGATGTTGTGTTATCATTACCGACAGTTAATAGCTTATCGTTAATAAC